ATGTTCCAATTGCTCTCTCTTCTGTAGAATAATTTTCTTTTATCATCTCTCCCACCAATCTCATACTTGGTGCATTACTTGTTTTATCTTCTACATTTTCTGTATCTACTATTTTTCCATTTATCGGTATTGTTGTGTTTTTCTTTTTTATTTTCATTGTTTACCTCCTAATCCGTCGTTTTTGTATATTCAATAATTGCTGTTCCAACGAATAATGTTCTATCTCCATTGCAATATACATATACACAATTTGAATCTATATATGTATCAAATCCGACTTGTGTGTCATTATACTTTCCACCAACATTTCCAACAGAAAATAATTGAAAATTGCCACTACTTTGATTACCTCTTTGCATAGAAACATCCACTATTCTTGCATATTTCATATTTTGAATATTATGTGCTTTCATTTTATAATTATCTTTTGTCATATTCCCCATTTCAACTACTTTTCTATACAACGGTTTTCCATCAATCCACGTACCAATTTTCTGTTCTTCTGTTGAATATCCTTCTTCACTTTTCTTTATAAATTTTTCATATACTCCATTTGAGTTTCTGACATATATTGAATTTTTATTTTTATTAAACCACACCTTTTCCCCAGTTGTCGGTTCTTCTGCTCCTACATATACCTCAGCTTTGCCTAGTGTTGAGCCTTCTACAAAGTCGTCTTCTTCTACTATTATCTTTGCTGAACTTGGTGCTTCTTTTTCGTTTCCTACAAATACTTCGTTTGCTTCTATATCTTCCCAATTAGCATCTCCTTCGGTTTCACTTTGTTTTGTTAAGACTTGTCCTTTTGTTCCGCCCGTTGGAAGTGCTTGAATGTTTTCTATTTTTTGATTTGTTTCTTCTTTAAAATTATTAATTTCTTCATTTACACTAGTAACGTGTGTTTTTACTTTTGTATCTATTTTCTTCCAATTATCATTTAATGCTTTATCTATATTAAATTCTTCTTCTGAATCTTCTATAGAGTCCCACATAAATAAATTTAAAAAATCTGTAAATTTAGACATTTATTTTCCCTCCTATTGTAAATATCCATATATATTTATTGCAGCACAAACAAAACCAGTTTGTGCAAAACAATCCTTTTCAGCAGAAGGTATTGAGTTCGTTGTAGCTATTTTTATTCTGCAATTTTTCTGTATTTTACTAGCTATATCTTTTGAAACGATTTCTGTCACTTTCAAATTATTTGCACTTGGAACTGCTGGAGTAAAACTATTATTTGAGTTATTAAAACAACCTGTTATTTCATTATAA